GGATTTCTTTTTCAAGTGCACCTGCTGGTGGCGGAGCAAAAGTAGGAATTACTTTAGCTGATAGTATAGTCGTATTATGTCAATCTGACTTTAATGGTTACCCATTAAGCCAAACATCTTCTTCTACTGATAAGAACTTAGCGAATAATATTATTATTCCTAAAAATTCTAGAATCAGTGATATGAGAATGATTGTAAACGAAGCATGGAACTCAAGTGGTAATGTGACGTGGAAAATCGGTGCAAACTTAAATACATCATCAACAGCTTATACGTTAGATGATGATTATTTTGCAGGTGTTACAGCTAGTATTAAAGCAATTGGAAGATATGGTAATCCAGCTGATTTAGATGTAGCTACAGGGGCACAAACTAAAAATGGTTTGAACGTTTCTGCAGCAGACACTAGTCCATTTGAATCTGATAAAATGGTAGCAATTACTGTTGCCCAAGCTGGTTCGGTTTCAAGTACAGGTGAAGTAACATTGTACATTGATTATCAACAAGCTATAAACGACACTAACTAATAAATTTATGGAGCTCCTTCGGGAGCTCCTATAATTAGGAGATAATTAAATGCCAAATGTAACAAGTGTAAAGTCAAAAAAATTTGTCCAAGGAACTCATACTTCTATGATTTCTGCAGCTGGGACAGCTACGTCTTTAAATATTGATATTGGAGAATTCGTTAATGCTCAAACAGTAACGATAACTTCTACAGCTGACAATAGTGGAAGAACTTTTGTAGTAGTTGGAACAGATGCGAATGGAGCTGCTCAAACTAGTGCAGCAACTACTGGTCCAGGAGCGGGAGCTACTGTAGATGTAGCTGGAACATGGTTAAGTGTAACTAGTATTACTGCTTCAGGAGCTATCACAACAGATATTTCTGCAGGTGTAAAAGATGGATTAACTACAGGAACTTTATTTGCTGGTGCAACTCGTGTACGAGGAATGACTGGTAATGGAGCTGCTGCGGGACATATAAATTTTAAAAACTCGTCAACTACTGGATCTACTTTTCATACTGAATTTGTAAGAAATGAATTAATAGATCCTTACATCCCTGACAATGGTATCTATTTTCCCAATGGATGTTATATGCAAGGGACGTCAGGAGCTGTTGTAGGATTATCAGTCTTTTTCGACGGGTAGGAGGCTAAATGGCTAATACTACTTCCGGAACAACGACGTTCGGGAAAACGTTTGCAATTGACGATATCATTGAAGAAGCTTTTGAGAGATGTGGTATTAGAGGAGTTGCTGGTTATCAGTTAAAAACAGCTAGACGCTCTTTAAATATTATGTTTCAAGAGTGGGCTAACAGAGGAATTCATCTTTGGGAAATTGGAGATGGATATCTAACTCTTGTTGCCGGAACTAATGAATATATTGGTTATAGATCTAGTGCAGATGGAACTTCAACTTTATTAAATAGCGCAGGCGCTGCTTTATATGGCACCGACGATATTTTTGAAGCATCATATAGAAGTAGTGCAGGTACGACTAGCCAATCAGATAGTCCTTTAACAAAAATTTCAAGATCAACTTATTCCGCTTTATCAAATAAATTAGCTCAAGGACAACCATCACAATATTGGGTCCAAAGATTTATAGATAGAGTTACAATTACTTTATATACAACTCCAAGTTCAAGCCAAGCTGGAGACAGAATTCAATTTTACTACATGAGTAGAATAGACGACGCAGGTGCATATACAAATGCAGCTGACGTTCCTTATTACTATATTCCCTGTATGTGTGCAGGGTTAGCATACTACATTAGTATGAAATACAATCCTGAAAGAACACAAAATTTAAAAATGTTATACGAAGATGAATTATTAAGAGCGGAGGCAGCGGATGGGTCTAGTAACAGTACGTATGTTACACCTAAGACTTACTATCCAAGTGTTTAATTATGGCAAGATATGCACAAGGAAAATTTGCATTAGCAATTTCAGATATTAGTGGTCAAGCATTTCCATGGAATGAAATGGTTACACAATGGAATGGATTGTTTGTACATTATTCTGAGTTTGAATCTAAACAGCCACAATTAGATCCTAAACCAAGTGCTGCTGATCCAACAGCTTTACCTAAAACAAGACCACAACAACCTTCTCCTCAATCATTAAGGTTTTTAGATTTTAATCCTTTAACTACTTTTGCTGCAGCTTCAGGAATTATAAATACATATTCTGTAGATCATCAAAGAAGTTATGGAGACATGGTGAGATTCAGAGGATCTCCAACAACTAGTTCTGCTGCTTCTACTGATCCACAGTTTAGTAATATTGCAAACATCGACGGAATTACTGGAGCAACTATTTGTCAAGCTGCAGGTTTTTCAGTTATTCCAGGAAAATATACTTCTGTAACTACAACTTTAGTAGTTCCTATTAGTTCAACTACAGAAACTTCAGGAGTTGTATTAACCAGTGCAACAAATTTTGCTACAAGTGGACCAAGAGTACCTACTATAAATAATCCAAATGGAACTCCAACGAATGCTATCTTAATTGGAACTGAAATTATCAGTTATACTGGTATAGATGGAAGTGTTTTAACAGGAGTTACAAGAGGAGCTAATGGATCTACAGCAGCTACTCATGCCGCTGGCGCTGCAATTAGAAGTTTATTAACTCCAGATAATTATTTTTATTTCAATAGTGGCGGAACAGCTACTACTGGACAAATTAGTGGTGGAGGGTATAATGTATCTTCCGGACCAGTAACCTTAAAAGCGATAGGACCACAATAATATGCCTGCAGGATTAACATACACATTAACAAATTTAGAAGACGATATTAAAAACTATACAGAAGTAGATAGTTCTGTTTTTAGTTCAAGTGTTTTAAGTAAATTTATAATAAATGCTGAGAGCAGAATTTATAGAGCTTTTGATGCTGATTTAGAACGATTCTATGCTACATCAACTACAATTATTGGAAATAGATATGTGTCTATTCCTTCAGATTTAAGGGTAATTAGGTATGTTCAATTAAAAAATAGTGATAATGAACAAGTATATTTAGAGCAACGAGATCCAAGTTTTATGGCAGAATATTACTCTACTCCTAGCTCTTCTTCTAGTAACATACCAAAATACTATGCTAATTGGGATGAAGATAACTGGGTTGTAGCACCTACACCAAATGCGGCCTATGAAATTACTCTAGCTTATAATAAAGAACCAACAAGTTTAACAGATGCAACTAAATCTGCAACTGGGACTTATATGTCTAATAAATATCCCGACCTCCTTTTATATGCGTGTCTAGTAAATGCATATGGGTACTTGAAAGGACCGATGGATATGTTACAATACTACGATAAGGCTTATAAAGAAGCATTAGAAACGTACGCGACTGAACAAATGGGTCGTAGACGCAGAAACGAATATCAAGATGGGGTTATTCGTCTTCCAATTAAATCTGAATCACCATCAACTTATTAAGGAGATAAAAAAATATGGCAAACGTAATACCTTATGCATTTCGTGGAGAGTTATTCTCAGGAACACATAATTTTGCTTCTGGTGGCGATAGCTTTAAATTAGCTTTATACACTTCAAATCCTTACGATACATCTAGTACTGTTTATGTAGTAACTAATGAGCAAAGTTCTAGTGGTGGTAGTAATTATACCGCTGGCGGAAATACTTTGACTGGTAATGCGGTTGTGTCTACAGGTGCAGTAGCTACTTGTGATTTTGCGGATACAACGTGGACTTCAGCTACTATTACAGCAGCTTTTGGAACAATTTATAATGATGACAAGAGTGATAAAGTATGTGTGGTGTTAGATTTTGGTGGAAGTAAAACTTGTACTAATGGTACATTTAAAATTTCTTTCCCGGATCCAAGCACACCTGGCGATGCAATTATAAGCATGGCTTAATAGGAGAAAATTAAAATGGCTTTAGTAATAAACGACAGAGTAAAAGAAACTAGTACTACAACTGGTGTAGGTGCTATGGCACTTGGAGGTGCAGTAACTGGTTTTGAAACTTTTGCAGCAGGAATTGGAAATAGTAATACAACTTACTATGCAATTTTTAATACTGGTACAACTGAATGGGAAGTTGGACTTGGTACATTAGATGGATCAAGTGCAAACTTAACTAGAACTACACCTATCTCAAGTTCTAATTCTGATTCAGCAGTAAGTTTTTCTGCTGGTACTAAAGATGTATTCTGTACTATGCCCGCAAGTAAAACAGTTTATTTAGATGCTACAGGTAACACAGTAGGAGCAGCGGGACAAGGTC